AGACACCAAAGCTCGGTGACCTTGCATTTATGGATTTTCCAAATGACTCTGTGGATCGCATCAGTCATGTGGGAATTGTTGTAGGCATTAAGGGCAACACAGTGACCACCATTGAGGGCAACACATCCGGCAGCGGCTCTCAGCGCAATGGTGGCATGGTCATGGTCAAAGAGCGCACAATCGGCAAAGAGGTTGTGGGCTTTGGATCTCCAAAATATGTGCCATACAAGGGCGAATATCCAACAGTGGAAATCGCTGGCATTGAGGCACACCCAGCCAAAGGAAAGAAGGCAAAGAAATGAATCAATTTAAGCTAATGGCAGCCTCATGGGCTCGCTCTTTTCTAGCAGCGGCAATCGCTGTGTATCTCTCAGGCAATACAGATCCAAAGGCAATCGCAGGTGCAGGTGTAGCAGCAGTGCTCCCTGTCATTTTGCGTTGGCTCAATCCATCTGATGCAGCTTTCGGAGTCAAGGGGAAGTGACAAAGAAATGGCTACGGCTGGGGGCGCTCTTGATGGGTCTTGGTGCGCTCACCAGCTGTGGTCAGTATCAAGGCTGGACACGCTATGACTGCCAACTCTATGAAAACTGGAAAAACCCTGAGTGCAATCCACCGCAGTGTACGGTTCAAGGAATCTGCACTAAAGACATTATTGGAGAAGAAATCGTTGAGCAAGACACCACGGCATCAAACACGCCTCAGCAATGAGCAGCTTAAAGCCCGCCTCATTGTCTTCATTGGCGTGTGCCTGTCGCTTGTCTTTGCAGTCTCAGTTATGGGGATGCTCTACGCGCTTATCTTTGTAACTCAGCCAATCGGAGCACAGGCTCCCAATGACCGGGCATTTATTGACCTACTTACTACGCTCACAGTATTCCTCACAGGCGCTCTTGGCTCAGTGCTGGCCTCAAATGGCCTAAAAGACAAGCCAAAATCTGGGGAAGACACGCCGAAGTAAGGTTGCATTTGTCAGCCCGATAGGTCACTCTTAATCCATCAGCCCACAAGGGCTGTTAGATCGGGAGAATCTAAATGACAATTCTGCAAATCATCATATTCATTGGGTTTTTGATTACCCTTTATGTTGGCTATCAAACAGGCCGCCAGGACGGATACAAAGAGGGCGTGGCAATTGGCTATCGCCGGGGCATGGCTGTAAATGTGGCTAATCATGCCAATCGTTAAAGCTAAGAGCGGGGTCTACTGTGACACCTGCAAAGACCGCTGGGGCTATGTCAAGGGTGATGACGGTAAATCAGTGCCACACCCAAAAGGACAGCGCCAGGCATACTCAACCATGATCAGTGAGACTCATTACGGCAAAGAGCCTGTGGTGCGCTCGCTTTGTTATCCATGCATGGATGAATCATCCCGCTGGACTGACGGCACAATCTGGACGATTGCTGACCAGGTGCAATACGCAAAAGACAATCGCAAAGGCCAACAACTACGAATCGGGAGCATTTAGATGGATAATTATTTTGGTGAATCTGAGATGAGGAAAATGATTAGAAACTTAATTCCTCAGTTTGAAAACTCAAACCTTGACCTTATGACAATTACGGCAAAGCGCGTAGATGATTCTCAGGTCACATTGGAGTTTAACTTTGGCGTAGATGGGAAGTGGAAATAATGGCATTTGATCTAAAGAATTACGAGGATGTGCAGAGCCGCGTAAAGCGCTGGCAAGAGGCTTATCCAATGGGCAGAATCGTCACAGAAATTGTGGAGTTTTCAGCTGAGAAGGGTCATGTGCTAGTCAAGGCATCTTGCTACCGTGATGATGTGACAGAGTTGCCAGCAGGCGTTGATTTTGCTTTTGGCAATGTGGCCTTTTATCCAACTCACATGAAGCGCTTTTTCATTGAAGACACAGCCACCTCAGCTGTGGGCAGAGCGATTAGCCTTGTGTTGCCAACAGAGTTCAAACCAACTCAACAGGATATGCAAAAGGTTGAGCGACCAGCGCCAAAGCCGGTTGATTCCACAGATTACTGGGCAGTGGAGAGTGCAGAGGCTCAGACCCTTGGCACAGCTGTGGAGCAATTGCAAGAGCAATTAGGTGGCGAGGTGCTCAGTGAGTCTCCAATTTGCGCACATGGTCACATGGTCAAGCGTGAATCAAAGGCTGATGCAGCTAAAGAGTGGTGTGGATATTTCTGCACAGAAAAGGCAAAGGCCAATCAATGCCCACCAATGTGGATGGTACGCAGTGCGACCACAGGACAGTGGAGGTTGCCAAATGCCTAGATTAAAACTAATTCAGGATCCAACAGATAAAGCGTCAAAGATGTTGGTTGATTTAGATGACATGATCACAATTGGCGAGGTGCAAGAGTATTGCGACCTTTGCCATGTGTGGATGAAATACACAGAGGATGGCCGTTACACCTTTTGGGCAGGCGAGAAGGACAAGTGGTTTTGTGAGATTCACGAATGATTGTGCAGTTGACAAATGAGGAACAAATTGCAATCACTCAGGCAGGCTTAGAACGCGCTGCAAAATACATTCCACAATGGGAAGGGCGCACATTCAAGCGCAATTATCAGCACGACAAAGAACAGCTCAACTTTGCTCAATTTGTAGTGCAGCAATCTGAGGCCATTGCAGCTGAGGTGGCTGTGGCAAAGTATTTTAGACAGCCGATTGATTTGCGCAATATCAATTACAAAGAAAAGGCAGATGTAGGCCACAACATTGAGGTCAAATGGACAAAGTGGCTAGACGGCTCACTCATCCTCACAGAGCTTGACCGCAAAGAGGACATTGCCATCCTGGTCACAGGATCCATGCCAAAGCTCAAAGTGTGTGGATGGATTCCAATTGTCATGGCAAAGCGCAATAAGCAACAGCGCTCTGACGGCTCATGGTGGATTAGCCAACACGATCTGCACCCAATGGCAGACTTTTCAAGGAGTATCTATGGCGCAGGTTATTAAGTATCAATGCAGGCCTGAAAAGCGCCTGACCAATCACACAATCATTGTAAATGAGTGGGCATTGCCTGAGTATGTGGTCTGCCTGCAATGTCAATCCTGTGGAGTCATGGGAATTGCAATAGTAGATAAGGAGACGGCCTACAATGCCGATTTATAATTTCAAATGCCAGATGTGCAATGCACAAGCTGAAATCAGCATCAAAATCACTGATGATCCAATTGCCCCAATGTGCTGCCACATCCCAATGCAGCGCGATTACACAGCCCCTGGGGTCATATTCAAAGGCACAGGCTGGGGAGGCTCCAAATGACAAATTGGGCAGTATTAGAGCCACATGATGAAATGGTGGAGTGTACCTTTTGCGAATCAGGCACATTTGATTCAGTCACAATCCACTATGAGCGCACAGGTGTAGTGACTTATTGCCGGGCTTGCTGGATTGATATTTGTGGAGGTAAATCATGAAATGGATCAACCCTTATGAGGATTACAGATTTGGCGGATTTGGGGGCGTTGAAAATTGCGATTACTGCGACAACTTCACGCACTGCAACGAATGGAACACACCTGATGGGGCTGTCCATTTCGTATGTGGCAATTGCGAATATCAAAAGCGATTCCCGGAGCACAAGTAATGACACACCCTCTGACCAGCACTTTTACCGATTTAATTGACAATCACTTGACAGAGCCTTTACGCTCTACACGCTCCCAGCGAGCGCCGAAGGCTGGTAGCTCGCGGGGGCGTTTGGTGCTTTGGGGAGTTCTATGTCTGTCGGCCTCTGGCCTACAAAGCGCGGATGCTAAAGAGATTTCTTCAACCGATATGTATAAGCTCTATGCACATTCAAGAGTAATTAATTACAAGCAATTCCAATGTCTTAATAAGATAATCACAAAAGAATCAAGGTGGAGCGTAAGCGCTCGCAATGGCTCACACTATGGGCTAGGTCAGATGCGTAGTACCTGGTATAGAGACCTTGATGCATACAGGCAGATTGATGCCACGATTGCATATATAACAAAGCGTTATGGTTCAATGTGTAATGCATGGACTCATCACACCAAAAGGAATTACTACTAATGAGCTCACTCAAAGACAATGGCAGCACAAGCGAATGGCGCAGAATTAGAGCCCGCATCTTGCTCAGAGATAATCACACTTGCCAATGGTGTGGAGAGGAAGCCAACACTGTGGATCACATCATTGAGAGGTCTCAGGGAGGCTCTGACCATGAGGACAACCTCATTGCAGCTTGTAACCGTTGCAATTATGGGCGTGTTGGTCGAAAGGCATTGAATGGCGGTTTTTTTAATACACCGAGAACACCCCTGACTCTCCCTGGGGGATTTATCCCCGCAAATGGGTCAATAAGCCATGACTAGCCACGCAGGAGCCCCAGAAGGTACGGATAGGGTTGAAAGTGGCTCAAATCGGCTTGTAACGGTTTTGGGTAGAGACACAGGAGAGGTTTTAGGCCATTCAGAGCCCAGAATCCACACACCTTTGAACAATCTGCACTCAAAAGGCCATGAGCTCATAGATTTAGCTGACAAAATCGGCATCAGCCTGATGGATTGGCAAAAGTTCTTCATCATCAACAGCCACAAAGTCAAGCCTGACGGCAGGTGGGCATCCCCTGTAAATGTCTGCACCGTAGCTCGTCAAAACGGCAAGTCGTTTTTGATGCAGCTTAGAATCCTGGGCGGTCTTTTCCTATGGGGAGAATCGCTACAAATCGGCTCTGCCCACCGGCTCTCCACATCTTTGGAGCAGTTTAGATCACTGGTAGATACAATTGAGGGCAGCCCATTTCTTGCCTCACAGGTCAAGCGAATCCGCTGGACTCATGGCTCTGAGGAAATTGAGACGGTTCATGGGACACGGTTTATAATCAAGGCCGGTGGCTCGGCCGCTAGAGGAGTTTCCAAGCCCGAGACCATCCATCTGGATGAATTACGCGAGATGACTGATCTGGAATCATTCGCATCATTGCGCTACACCCTTATGGCTGCAAAAAATCCCATGATTCTTGCCTATACCAACGCCGGTGATGCCAGCTCCATTGTGCTCAACCAATTTAGAGCCCGCGCCCTAGCTGCTATTGCTGGCGGTGAGGATGACATTGGATACTTTGAATGGTCAGCGCCAACAGATGACATCAGCCTAGAAAATGCGGCTTACAGCAATCCCAGCCTTGGCACGACAATCCACGCTGACAATATCCGCGCCGTGTTCAATGATCCACCTGATGTAGTGCAGACTGAGGTTTTGTGTCGCTGGGTACAGGCAATCGCCTCATGTGTGGATGCTCAGAAATGGGCAGCTTGTGCTGATGATGCATTTGACTTGGTTGAAGATAAATCCACATGGCTTGCAATTGACCTCTCACCAGATCGCAAATATGCAGCCCTTGTGGGCGCCCAGCAGATTGATGGGGAAGGCTCATTTGGTGTGAAGCTCTTGCACACCTGGGATAACACCTTGCAGCTTGATGACAAAGCAATTGCCAATGACCTGGCCTTTTATGCTCGCAAATATTCAACCGATTATGTGCTCTACTCAAAGCGCACAGCCGGTGCGGTGGCAGCTCGCCTGCAACCTGCCGGGATTCCAACCTTTGACATGGATGGGGTGTATCCACAGGCCTGTGATGAAATGCTCGGATCCATTAACTCTGGCCGGTTGAAATACAAGCCAAACCCTGAGTTTTCCACACAGATGCTCTCAGCTGTGCAATTGCGTAGAGGTGACGGCGGCTGGGTCATTGGGCGGCGGGCATCAAATGCAATCGTGTGTGCGGCTGTGGCTACGGCCTTGGTTACCCACTTTGCGACACGCCCAGCGACAGACCTTGACATCATGGTCATGTAAGGCTACCGGCCACCGTAAAATGGGGGCATGGCTTTATTTAATCGCAAAGTAGAAGCTGCACAGCTGGAGACAGTTGATGCATCTTTGCAGCCTTATTACGCTGGACAAGCTCCGCTCTTTTATCTTTCAGATACCACAGCCACACGCGCTGAGGCTATGAGTGTGCCAACAATTAACCGCGCTTGCTCAATCATTCAGACAATTGGATCATTACCAATGAATGTACGCAATGAAGCCACAGGCGAGCGCGTAGAGCCACAACCACGCGTTATTAATCAACCTGACTCACGAATTGCCGGCTCTGTCTTTTGGAGCTGGATAATTTCCGATTTATTTTTCCACCCTACCGCGTATGCATACGCAATTTCTAGGTATCAGGATACGGGCAGAATCCGTGAGATGGAGCGCATTGCACCAGAGCGCGTAACAATTCAAACCAACGCGCAATCAACTGAAATCACCGCGTATATGATTGATGGCAAATACATTGATGCTGCAAATCTTGTGGTATTTGCTGGATGCTCTGAGGGATTACTCTCTCGCGCTGGTCGCACGATTAAGGCAGCAGCAGCACTTGAATCTGCCGCATTAGACTTTGCACTCAATCCAAATCCACAAATGGTGGTTAAATCAAACGGCACATCATTGCCGCCTGATCGTGTATCAAAGCTCATGCAGGCACTTAGCCGCCGCATCAAAAAATCATTCGTGTATCTCAATGCTGATGTCTCCCTGGACTCATTTGGTTATGATCCAAAGAATCTGCAACTCAATGAAGCCCGCAATTATGTGGCTTTGGAATTGGCGCGAGCCACAGGCATCCCGGCGTACTTTGTAGATGCACAGCAGAGCACATTCACTTATAGCAACGCATTAGACAAGCGCCGGGATCTAATTGACTTTGCTTTCCGTAATTATCTTTCAATTATTGAACAGCGCATGAGCTTTGCTGACTTTGTACCAGCAGGCCAAAAGGTGCGATTTGATTTGGATGATTTCTTGCGTGGTTCATTAGCAGAGCGCATTGCAGCGTACAAAACACTTTACGAGATTGGCGCATTGTCAATTGAGGAAATTAGAGAAGAGGAAGATCTAATCTCATGAAGAAACTGACCACATCCATGAAAGTAACAGCTGCCGATTCCGCACAGCGCACGATTACAGGCACAATCGTCACATTTGACGAAACCGGCAACACATCAATTGGCAAGACCCAATTTGCAAAAGGCTCAATTGAGGCACAGTCAGTTTTGCTCAACCTTGAACATGACCGCGCTCGCCGTATTGGCAAGACACTTTCAATGGAGCAGACAGACAAAGAAATCATTGCAACATTCAAGATTGCTGAAACCACAGCTGGCACAGATGCGCTTGTTGAAGCGGCAGAGGGCTTGCGTGATGGGTTTTCAGTAGAGGTTTCAATTGATGAATATGAAACTCTTAAAGATGGAACAGTCCGCATCCTTGCGGGAGAGCTCACAGGCGTTGCCTTGACATCAGAGCCGGCTATCCGTAGCGCTCGCGTGTCAGAGGTTGCAGCTAGTGAGGAAGATTCTGAATCCACACCGGAAGCAGATGTAACACCAACAACAGAAGGAGACGAAGTGGAAAACACCGTCACAAGCGCGGACACCGTTGAGACGGTAGAAGCCGCACAGTCAGTAACAGCAGCTGCAACAGCAGTTGGTGGATTTACAGCAAAGCCACGCATTGAGGTAACAGCCGCTGCATATATGCAGAACAAGATTCAGGCAGCCCTTGGTGACGAGGATGCAAAGCGTTATGTAATGGCCGCTGATAATACAACGGACAACAGCGCGTTCAATCCGACACCTCAAATGACAGGCATCATCAATGGCCTTTCAACAATGATTCGCCCATCAATTGATGCAATCTCTCGCGGCACTCTCCCAGGAGCAGGCCTCACAT